GTGAACTCTGGCAACATTCACACGGACTTTGAGAACGTCATTAGATACCTCAATACAGCCGAGCTTGGAGACAAGACGCTTGCGGAATTGATGGCTACCATCTTTAACGAGCAAGGTGTGTTTGACGGTCCTGTTCAAATGCGCCTAGACGCCACGGCGGGCATCCAATACCGCATCGGACAATACGCTGGTGCGGAAACGGGCTGGGTAACAATCGCAGATGTGTCTACTTTCCGAGGAACAGCAGGCGCATCGGTCGGTAACGTCGAGGGTCCATTCTTCTTTGGCCGTGCCGACATCCTGATTGGTGGAGCCTTGACTGCTCTTAGCGTAACCGCTGGTGGCGCGAACTACGCAACCGTTCCAACCGTCACAGTTTCAGCACCCCAAGAAACTACAGGCACGACGGCGACTGCAACCGCAACGATTTCTGGCGGGGCAGTTACGGCAATTACATTAGTAGGCGCTGGGTCTGGATACACAGCCGCACCGACAGTCACCATCACAGGTGGTAGTGGATCGGGTGCAACTGCGACAGGTGCAGTCGGCGCAGCCAATAGTGTGCTGGCCTATTCGTTCGACCCCTCTACAGAAAACATTGTGGTGTATCGCAACGGCTTGCTTCTGCACGATACGACGACTGCAAGCACCGCAGCCCAGTACACATTCAACGCGACTGCCAACACGATCACTCTTGCGACAGCAAGCCCAGCCGTAGCTCTTGGTGACAAGATCAGCGTCTACTCAATTCGCGCTCAGTCGGTCACGAACTTCCGTCGTGTCGATAACGAAATCTCTGGCTCGACTACACTGGTGTCGTTCGTTCACACCGACGACGAGAAAATCCTAGTCTGGCGAAACGGTATCCTTCAGCAGCCCGGAGGCAGCGCAGATTATCTGTCTTCGTCCACCTCTGACACAATCACGTTCGTCGATACTTCAAACCAGCTAACTACTGGCGACAAAGTCACGATTATGACTGTAGAGAACCAGTCATTAAAAACCGTGGCTGGCATGATGTTCGAGGACGAATACACCAATGCGTCGGGCTTCATCAACTTTGGAAAGATCGCGGTACTCGACAACGAAATTCCACAGTCGAAAGTTAGCGCCTTGGCAACCACTCTGGTTAATAAAGCTAACATTGTTTACCAGCAGGCTACCCCGACTAGCCCGCAGACGGGCGACTTGTGGCTAGATACTTCTCTCGCCCCAGCTATCCTGAAATTCTACGAAGGAACGCAATGGTTAGAGACTTCGCCGGAAAGCTCTCTGCCTACGTTTGTGCAGACGAACGCTAACCAATACGTGCGCGTGAACGGCACAGGCACAGGCTTGCAATACGGCGACATCGACTTCTCGTCCGTCGTACCCAAGACTTACATGGGCGCAGCTAACGGCGTGGCTACGCTGGACAGTTCAGGCAACCTTCCCGTCACGCAGCTCCCCGAAACATTCTCGACTGTTTCGATCCCGTTTTTCTCTGTTCACGAAGACAGCAGCGCGAACATTGGCAACAAGACTTACTACCTGTCACGCATCTGGAAACAGACAATTCGCATAGACGGCATAGCGTACAAGCTATCGTCTGGCACTTGCACCCTACAGCTATCCGTCGATGGCACGGCAGTGGGCGGCACGTTCTCTGCGACTAGCAGCTTGCAGTCGGACAACATTGCGACGGTTATTGAGATTGACGGTACAGTCGCTTCTAAACGCATAGAACTTATCGTGACCAACAACTCATCAGGCCAGAGCCTAGAAGTCGTAGTCGCGGCAGCAACAGTCAACGTGTAAGGAGAAGTATCATGGCAGGTTATTTCAATAAGCCCGATGAAAAAATGAGAACTGTCGGCTTGGAAGGCTTGGGCGCTTTCCTTAAAGGCAAGATACCAAAGAACGCTGGCCTAGACCGAGAAGAAATAGTGCGCCTGTTCAACCGCAACATGGCGCACAGGGGGCAAGCTGCTAATCGTCCAGAAGATCACCAAGCCGCATTGGACGCGGGCAAGTCTCCCGTGCAAAGCCAGTTCCCAAGGGGAATTTTGGACTTTGGGACTGGCACCCCTCCTGACACGTCCTTGCCTGAGATGTTTGGCACGGCTCGCGACCCAGACAGCTTTGACCGCGACGACTTAGAGCGCAATGACCGCATGCACGACAACGCTATGCGCGGTGGCGACGACACGTTGTCGTACACTGAGAGCGGCGATATTGTCATTCCTAGAAAAGCAGCGGAAGCAAACCCCGCACTTGCTATGGCCGCAATGAAAGTTCTCGAAGACATGGGGGCGAACCCTGCCCAGTACGTCGCAGGCTCACCCGAAGGCAGCTACAACCCAGAAACGGGCGCACAAGAATTTGCATGGTACGACGATATTTTTAAGTACGGTTCAATGGGCCTAGATAAAATCGCCAATAGCACTTACGGCCAAGCCGCGATGTCTGGCCTTGGTTCCGCAGCCGCGTCTAAATACCTCTTTGGGCAAGACACCAAGACTGCACTTTATACAGGTGCAGGGTCGGCTCTTGGCTATGGCGTAGGTAACTATTTGCAAAAACGCAATAACGCAAAAGCCAATACGCTAGATACAACCGATCCGAAATACGAAGACCTAGACACAAACACGGTCATGGACACACAAATGACGGGGACGAACTCAGACGGTGAAAGTGTCTTTGGCTTTAACGACTTGAAGACCGCAGCGGGCGGTGTGTACGACAATCTAAGTTCAAAAGGATTGAAGTATGCGGGTTATGGTGCGGCTGCTGGCCAGCTTTTGGCACCCATCCCAAAGAAGTTTTCGCCTGCCTTAAACATCGCTACGCCCACGCCGACTAGGATGCCCGCTATCGCATCAATGTCAGACTTTGAAGACCAGTTTGTGCAGAACCAGAGGGCCAACCTTTCTGCAACTATTCCGCCGCCCGCGCCTATCGCGCCTGTTGTGCCAGTCGCAATGCCGCAAGGCGTGACTTACCAAAACCGCGTTCGTGACAGGGACACTGGCGAGTATCGTTATACAGGCGCGTCCAACCCCTCAGATCAGAGCGCGTTTGGTCGAGCAGTTAGAGGAACCAGTCGGCGCAGAGGTTTAGGTTTTGGCAATAGCATAATGGTATGACGGAAACCGTCAGGCCAGCAGCGGCGAAAGACTTAAAGAATTGTGTAGCCCTTGCCTTAGATATGATTTCTGAGGGCTACTACAAAGACTACGACGTGAATGAAGGCGACATGCTAACGCACGCATTGTTGACATACCATGAGCCAGATTGGCTATTCATGGTTTACGAGAAGGAGGGTAAGGTTGTGGGGTTTTTTTCGGCGCAGATAACTAAGACCTTCTTTGGATCAGACTTAGTGGCAGAGCAAAAGCTAATGTATATCGACCCGTCGCATCGCGGCGGCATTAAAGCGCCGATGGCTTTCATGCGAGGGTTTAGAGACTGGGCAGCGGCCAACAAATGTAAGGGCGCGTTCTTTGCGCCGACTGTCTCTGTTCGCACAGGATTTGACGCGATCGCAAAAAGACTTGGCTACGATTTCGTTGGCCCAATGTACGGGATCAAGCCATGATTAAAGTACGACTAATTGAGTTTGAAGATATAGCAACGCTCGCTGAGATGGGTAAGTATATGCACGCCGAAGGTGTGTTCAACAAATCCGACTACGACGTAAAAAAAGTTACAACAATGCTAACAGATTATTACGCTGATGGAGATAAGCTATCTCTAGTCGCGGTAAACGAAGATGGCATAGTCGGCTGGTTTCTAGCGAGCCTATCAGCACATTACTTTGGCGCGACGAAGCTCGCCGTCGAGCAGTGTATGTATATTCACCCATTACATCGCGGGTCATCAGCGGCAACACGTTTTATGAAAAAGTTTGAACATTGGGCGCGGTATATGGAAGCTGAAGCGATGTTGTTTATGCCCTGTAATAATGGCGTGGATGACCGATGGGACAAGTTCGCAAAACGATTTGGATACACTCAAACTGGCTATATTTTCACGAGGAATGTTTAGATGTGTTTCGGTGGCAGCGAAGAAAAAACAAGTGACCAGAATGTGGGTGGAAACCCCGACATGAAAACAAGCGTGATGCCAAAGCTAAGGCCACGTACTGTTACCTATCCTGAGATAATGAACCCTGCCGCTGAGTTTCAAGGCGATACTGGGTCGGACGACTACACCACCTACCAGTTAAAGCGTGCGGGCTACGACCCCGGCGGTCACAAAGGCGTAGTCGATCGCTATGGTAACGCAGTCCTAGACGGCAACGGCAAACCTGTCTTGTCTGGCACTTATGCGAACATAGAAGACAAATCATCAGATAATTATCAAAGCTCGAATGATTACAATATTGCCCGTGTGTCTGCCGTCGAAAAATTTAAGGCAGCGCAAGCGGGAGCAACGGAGAACATTAGCCCCGCGCTGATAGCGGCTGGCCTTGGTACGAGCCAGTTTGGCTTGCAGGATGGTTACAGCCTTACAAACGCGGAGTACGGGACAGCAGCGGCCACGAAAGAACAGCAGCTTGCATACACAAAGATGCTCGCGTCAGCTATGCGAGATAGTTATCTTGGCACCAATGTCCGAAGGTTTCCCGAAGCCACTTTTGACGATCCGCTTGGCACGTCGTTGGCCAACACGCTCAACGGAACATACCTTGGGTCCGACTTTTCGATGGATCAGCAGCGGGCGAACTTTGAAAGGTTATCTTCTGCCTACAACCGTGGGCCGTTCAGGTCGAAACTTGAGGCAGATGCAGCAGGCAACGTCGGCACTTCGACTTGGGGCCAAAGGTTCGGCGGCGGGTTAGCCAATATCATTGAAGGCGTAGTGTTGGGCGGTGTCTTAGGCCCAATTGGCAGCGGGCTTGCAGTTGGGACCGACTACAACACTATGGATAATTACGGCACACCAGTCGATGGGTATGGGACAGGCACCACTAGCACAGCCTCTTTCGATATGAAGAACATGATCGGTGGCGTTGCGGGTGATGCGCTCGCGGGGTACGCGGCCCCGAAGGTTGGGCAAGCAATATACGAAAGCACAGGTAGCGTAGGGCAAGCCACAATGGGCGCGGTCGGAACAGGCATCATAGCGTCAGAGCAAGGCGGCGGTGCGATTGGTGGCATGCTGTCTAATGCTTTCGGTCTTTCTCCCAAGATTATGAGCAGCGACATCAGGCAACCATTCGAGCAGCAGCAACAACCGCAAGAGCCAGAGGGCGGTTTCGGGGCAAGTCTTTCAGACGGGCAAAGCAACTCATCGGTAGCCCCACAGGCACCATCCGTCGCCCCAGCGGTTTCCACGCTAGACAACTCAGGACTAGCGGCCACCTCAACAGACGTAGCCGCAGCCCCGTCCGACTTCGACTATCAAGCGTGGCTATTGGCCAATGCAAAGCGGGCAAACCCTAATTCTGGCCAGCCCGTAGACTTGGCGGGCAACTCGCAGAACACCTCATCTAACAACCCATTGTTCAACGCACAGCCAAACTTGAATGGAGTGCGATACTTGCAAGGGGGTGGGACGAACAGAACCTATGGAACTGCTAGTATGGCCCCAGTCAACAGCATGCAGCAGCGACGTAGTACACGTCGAGCAGGGTTAAACGACAAGCGCGTAGGCGTGATCATAGGATAATAGGAGAAGACTTATGGGTGGATTTGGCGGCGGCGGCGGAGCACCAGCGGTTACAGCAACACCAGCGGTTACACCAACACCAGCGACGACAGGCCCGACTGTGCCAGACGGCAGCATGGCTCAGACGTTTATCACCAATAACTACGGTGAAACGCCTGACATTCAGGCCGACTATGTTCGCAAGGAAGGCGCGGCGGCAATTCCAGGTATGGGAGAAGACGACTTAGCTGCTGTGCTTGGCGGCGATGGCATGAACCAGATGTTCCAACCCTTTGCAGAACAGCGTGGCGGTGCATCATTTCTAGGCGACCAGTACGAACAGGCCGAAGGCTTGCCCAGTATGGACGCAGTAGTGTCGAACCAAAACCCGCAAGCTACAGGCGAAGGCGGTCAGGGATTTGGCAACCGAATTATCGGTGGCGAAGCAGGGGTTGAAGCTGGCGCTGTACCAGATGGCAGCATGGAGCAGACTGACGTAGTCGGCACAGAAATGGCTTCCGACGTAGCATCGACTAACGAGCAGCCATTGCCCGGACAGGCGCTAAACAACGACGTAGATTACGAAATGGCGATGGCGGGCGGCGGTCAGCAGGCAGGGTTTATGCCCAATTCACGTCGGGCGGCTGGTCTTGGAACGGGCCAGATGTCCCGTGGCTTGATGTCACCGCGTACAGGCTTTGGCCGGAAAATGGGCTAGGAGTAAGGCATGTTCGGAGAAACAATTGGTAATGTCGTTGGCAGCAATTACGACGCTGGCAGCAAGGGTCGGTACAAGGCGCAAGCCTACGGCTCACTGTTTGACATGGGTTATTCCTACCAGCAGTCACGAAAAGACGAAGCCGCTTTAGATGAGATAACTGCGCTGCAAAGACAGATTGCAGAGGCGCAAATGTCTGCCGCAGCGCAATCGTCTGCCGACGAAGCGGCGTACCGTGCAAGGATCATTGAGCGCATCAACGCAATGGACACGTCGCTCAAGTCGTCGATGGCGAAGCTAGGCGCGAGAACGCAAGTCGATGGCGACGACATCGCCGCAAACTACAAGACGTTTCGCGGGCAGATGATGGACGACTACTATGAAACCGTTGAATTGGTAGGCTCTCAAAACAAAGCCTCAGCCATACGTCGAGGCATGGACCGCTCAACGCAATTCACTGACACGCAGGCAGAGCTAATTAAAAAGTCTACAAGTCAGTTAGGCGCAATAGACCAGAGTGCTTTCGACGCAGCGATCTCGCGCAGCAAAGGCTTTGCTGATGCGATGAACTCTGGACGATCTGAAACCTTCTCCGAGCTTACAAGTGTACTTGGCAAAGCCGCCGAGATGGAAGGCCAGTTCGTTACGAACAATGCGCCTAACCAAATGAAGAACGCTTCATCCGCGCTGGATGGGTTTGGCACAAATGCTTACAATAATTTCCAAGATAGCCAAAGCGTTATGGGTGACACTATGGCGAGCTTTAACGAAAAGCTGGCACCTAACTTCTCCTATGGGTTTGGCGATAAAGGTGTCTACACGGACTTGGCTGGCGGTAAGGACGCTCGTCGCGACGCCGCGCTTAGGGCCGCGATTGGTGGCGACAAATATGATCAAATAGTATCAGACACGAATGAGGTTGTTTAATGCGTATAGGTTCAGCTTTTCTCAAGGCACGCGACAATAAAGAAGACCGCGTACAGAAACGTCGCAGTGACAACATGGCGGCGTTCAACAGCTATGTGAAGACGCAGTCTGAGCTTGGCGTAGAAGCGTCAGTTCAAGACTTAGAGAAGATGAAGCAGAACCTTGCGGGCGGTGATTTCTTTTACGGAAAGCAGCTACCGTCATCGAACGTCATCGAAGAAACGTCATCTCGACTTGGGGCTATCAAAGCCGACAAAGAAGCAGAAGAAGCAAGGACGGTTCTGCAAAACGCGAACACAAAAGCGGATGGCATGCGAGCCTCTATGGCAGGCTTTTTAGGCGCTAATCCTGACAACGCAGCGTGGTGGAACGCTAATAGTCAATCCGGCCCCTTAAAGGCCGTTGTTGATATGTATGGTGACACGCAGGCTAAAGTATATCTGAAAAACTTAAATGACCGAGGGGTCGCTGAGTACATACGAGACTTTGACCTGAGTAGCTACAAGACAATTGATGGCATTGAAGCCGCTGTCTCAGCCGCCCCAGCGTGGCAGCAGCCAAAGATCAAGGCTTATTTGAAAAGCAATTTGCAGCAATGGACTAATACTGAACGCAACAATGGGAAAAACGCCGCTCAAACCGCCCTGCCAGGAATTGTGAAAAACGCGCTCACCGAAGATGCCGCTGTCACAGCCGCACTTGCAGCGGGCAAACTTGGCATGTCAGACGACGCGACCACAAATTATGCGTGGCGCGACGCCATTACCCAACAAGCAAAAGCGGCGTTCGCCTTAAGGCTGAAGCCAAGATTTACGAAAGCGCAAGGCATCGCGTCTGGTCAGAATGATAAGAATTTGTTTACGAACAAGGCAGCTCGCGATTTGGCGGTTAATAAAATACTGGCAGATGCAGAAATTTTAGATGACGGTAGCAAAGAAGTAGACGATCTTAAGACGCAGCTAAATAACACCCTCAAGACCAACGCATCGGTTGCTAATACAGCTTTCGAAGACGCAACAATTACAGCATTAGAAGCGAAAATTGCTCTACTACCACCCTCCACGCTAGACCACTTAACCGCCGAAGATGACCCGCAAAAAAAGGTGATGGAACTTATAACAAGTATGGGCTTAGACCTTACTGGCACGCGCTGGGTTGATCCGAATGGCCAGCCCACTCCGTTCTTCAAGATAATTCAAAATAAAGTCTTGGCACAGATAACGCCCAAAATTGCACGCGGCCTTGTGCTGGCAAACGACGTAGACGAAGCCAACATAGAATTAGAAATTTTCGGTGGCGTTGCGAATGGAAAGGGCCAGTCTGCGGCAATCGCAGAATACATAAACATGCCACAAGACGCCGACCGTATGGGCAAGCTATTCACGGAAGTGAACCGCATACGTGTAGAGAATGATAAGCCTCCGTTTAAGTCGATAGAACTTGCCCAAGGTGACGAGGTAGACGACGGATGGACCGCAGTCTGGAAACAGCTTTCAGATCGGATTGGTTTGTCTCAAACCACTCTCTACAACACACGACGAGATGCAGCCGTCAAAACCGCCGACGCCCAAATATTAGAAGCACAGGAAACCGCTCAAGGATTGATCGGCAATTTGATAAATGACAACGATAAGGAAAGCCCCGAATTTAAGGCTTTGAACTACGTCGTGGGGAAGTTTTTTCTACCCCAAGGCGAACAAGAGTTGAGCGCAATATACCAACAAGTTATGGATGTCATCCGAACTGAGGGCTTAACTTTCGATGATGTGGATGAAGGTGTAGAAGCTAGATACCGAATAAGCCAAGTTGTTAAAAGTTTAAACGTACTGACTAAGGCCAGTGGGCAGGCTAGATTTCGTGCAGCACTATTGAGAAAAGCCGTAGACGGCATTGTGAAGCCCGGAAGCTCTCTAACAGCTTGGGCCACAACGAACATAGACGGCTTGGACGACAAACAAATGAGGTTCACGCTCGACATGGAGGCGCTGACCCTCGACGCTGACCCCTTAATCATAGCGCAAAAGCAGAAATTATTAGATAAAGCGATAAAGAATTGGGACGCTCTTAAGATAGCCTTGGCCGCAAGCGCAGAGACACCACAGGTGGGCGGTGTGTTAGCTAACCCTGAGAAGCATGCAGCGGAGCTTACCCAAGTTTATAAGGATATTGACGAAAAGATTAAAACGCTCAAAAACACAAAGCCGACGGGAACGCCGACGTTCTTTAACCGCGACCCAGCGTCGAACCGTTTCGAGGTAAGAGAAGGTTTAGGGGACAGTGCAGAACAAATCGGTTTCAAAATGTTCACACTGTATAAGCGCGACTTAGAAGGCGGGTTTGTAATCGACACGGCGGCTACTTTGGCGAAGTACCCAAATGGCGCACCCGCAGCGGTCGGACCAGACGGCGGTCCAACCACCAGCGCCCAGCCACCTATCATATCGCCGGAAGACAACGCCGACCCCGTGCGGTTCGCCTCACCACTAGCCGCCGAGCCACTTTATAGCAATATTGTAGACCCTTATCGCACACTCGACGGCAAAAGTGCGCCCCGATTTATGAACCCTACTGGCGCAGCCACATTGAAAACGGTGAAGGTTAATGCGAAATTCTCAACTGGCAGGGTGCGTGCGTTAATAAACACCAAGTTCGAAACTGTTTCGGATGAAGATAAGCCAGTCGTTTCAGCTATTTTGAGGAGCGAGGCTTTTGCAAGATATCTCACTAAGAACGATGGTAGTAAGGGGGCCATGTTCGGTGTGTGGGATGGGTACAATGGCAATAGCCTAGAAACCATGTTTGCTAACCCAAGACAGTTCCTAGAAAATATGGCTAATCTTGACCTAGAGAGCGTGGCAAAGGGGGACAGGTATGAAGCAAATCAACTATGGAAACCCACCGCAGATGAAGCAAAAAAACTATTAGCGGCTATCTCAGCCTACGAGGAAGATATGTTCGACTAGCGGGGTCTGAAGGGGTACGACTTAGACCCCTCACGACGATATGATGTTTCCAACGTAGCGCGGAAACTGGAGTACCGTCTTGTGAGCAATGAAATTGACGCCATCCTTAGCAATATGGATGATGACGTTTCTGACAACGGGTCAGGAATGGGAACTAACAGCGGGCTTGGGTACGCAGCCAACTTAAACAAAGCAAACGCCAAGAATGTTTTTGCGCGGCAAGACTTTGTTCAGGACATTTACGACTACTACTACGAAAGGGACGGAAAGTCTTTTAGTGGTATCGACGAAGCAAAAGATTACTTCATGGAAGACCGCCGCTGGCGCAACATGAACCTCGTATCCATTGGCCGCGACTTAGTTGACGCTAATAATCAGTCTGATCAGCAGGGCAAAAGACTTGCACGACTACAGACTACCTTCGACGCCATGCCAAACTTCTACGAGGATGGTGGGGATGGCTGGAAAGGTTTTGCTACAAACGCTTTGGCAGTAGTGGCAGACCCAATAAATCTGATTGGTTTCGGTTCTGGTGGTGTGGCCGCAAGAGCGGCAGCGGCGGGCGTAATAGCAGGCGGCGGTAGGCAAGTCTTACAGCAGTCGGGCATGGCGGCGGTGCGAGGCACAGCATCAAGGGAAGCCTTGAAGGCGGGCATATTCAAAGGTGCATTGTACGAGGGCGGCGTGTCTGGTTTGGCCGAGGGCGTGCTAGACGTAGGGATACAAGCACGTAACACAGAGTTAGGATTACAAGACGGCTACAGCTTGAAGCAAGGCGCTGTTGCGGTAGCTGGCGGCACGGTAATAGGCGGGGCTATGGGTGGTGCGCTTGGTGGTTTAGCCGCCAAGGTACGAAACCCCTTTTCAGACGGCATGAGCCAAACAGACCGTGGCATCCAAGACGGCAGAAACAGGGTAATGGACGCCGAGATGGACGCCGCAAACGCGGATAACATCGCACTAGATGAGGCAAACGCAAACGCAGACACGGGCGAAACAGCCCAAGAGAGTTTCACTCGGCGCATTGGCGAGACACGGGCAGCGGTCAATCAAAGAACGAACCTAAGTCGTGCGTCTGCGGCAGAAGGCGAACGATCAGCCAACGAACAGCGTACAGAGACAGGCCCATATGACACGCAAGACACGGATGGCGTCAATGCAGGCCAACTGACCGAAGACGACACTCTCGACTTAGCGGCTCAGAATGTTCAAAGCATGGATGAGTTGGCTCGCAAAGCGGAGCTAGACGCAACAACGGAAACCGACTTAAACAAACGTAACGCTCTTAATGAACGTGCGGTGAAGCTACGTCGGGCGTCCGAGGCTCTGCATGGCAAGCTGGAAAGGTATCTCAGCCCCGACGAGGTCACTAGCACTGAGCTAGTTCAAGAGATACTGCAAATTACAGACCAGAGCGATCTGCTAATAAAAATTGGCAACGACCCTGATGCGCCTCAACCGACAGGTAATACGGGTGGCGGTACTGCTAGAAACCTGACTGGTGCAGAGGCCGACGCCGACGCCGACGTAGCTAACAATGCTGGCGCAAGACCAGGGGATGGCGGCAATCTAACTGGCGATGAGGCCGGAGATTTCAGCGACCCTCAAAACTTTACAGGTGGCGATAATCGCATGGGGCCAAATCGGCCTGAAACCGCGCTGGTTCCTGAAACTGGGCCTGAGTTATCTCAACCTGACCAAGAGTTTAAAGATCGACTTGAGGAAAGTAAGGTTATCGACACAAGGCTTGAAACAGACGTTGCAAGTCTCAATGAAGAATTAGTCGGTGAACGGCAGAAGTTTGAGACTGACAGTCCCCTCATTGGCGAAGAACCAGATATCACGGAAATACTTAAAGCTGGCGACATTGCCGAAGTCGGTGAAGCCGCCGACGCCATGAAAGTACGTCTGTCTGGTGTGGCGCAGCAGAATGGCGTGGACATATCAGGCATACCAGACATGGAAAACTCTGGTGGCAAGGTTATTGTCGAGCGACTTAACGCGAAGCGTGCAGAATTACGAAGTGTCCAGCAAGCCAGAATAACTGAACTGGAAGCTAAGATCGACCAGACTGAGTTACGGCGTGCTGACAACAGTAGGATAAGAGACACTGAAAAAGTAGATTACGAAAAGGCAGTTGTGGAGCGGGACGCCCGACTAGCCCAAGAAGAATTAGACAGGGAAGTTACACGGACCCTTGAGAAGCAGCGCAAAGAAGCAGTAGTAGAGCAAGCCGCAGCCGACGCACGCAATCCGTCTTTAGTCTTTGAAACGCTCAACAGTAAGTCTGATACGGTTGAATACCTAAAGTCGATAGGTGTTAGCGAAGAAGATATGAAGCCGCTTACTAATCTCGACGCTCGGACCAACAGGCCAGCGCGACAAGAAGCATTTGTCAAAATCTGGAACGAACGAATGGGCCAAGAGTTGATGGTTCAGTACGCCACTTCCCGCATGGGTGATAATGGCCCTATCGACAGTTTCTACAACACTGACGTTTTGCCTGATAGTACCATGACCTTTTTTGAGGCCATTCTAGTCGAGCAGGGTTTTGATCCAGACTTACGCGCAGCAGCGTTAGCCTCTCACAACAAGATATTGGATAACCCCAAAGACCTTAACGACAAAGTCTTGGAATTACATACTTCACCTGAACATATAAATAGCCCCGAACTTTTCTTTGAGGCAGCAAAAGAACGGTTTGGCAATGCGTATGCCGAGAGGCTCGCCGTGCATCTTCACGATGACATTATTAACGCCCCAATCGCCAAACTCGATAGCTACACTTACAAGCAAGATGGGATAAACGCGACGTTACCGCCAAGGGACATGGCCAGCCCGTCTGGCGAGCCGCTTTACGGTATGAAGGTAGCGGGCGCAGAAAGAACACTGCCCTCTGGCAACCTCTCGACGGAGCCGAACGCTAACCGAGATGGGCGCGTAAAAGAAATCGAAGCGGTTATGTCCGACGCTATAAACAAAGAGCTTATGGCTTTGAAAGAGCGTGCAAGAAAGACTGCGCTCTTGGCTGGCATAACCGAAGAACAGGCAGACGCCGCCGCCACAAGAATTTACTACGACAAGATAGACAAGATGGTGGCTGACCGCGAAGGGTTCTTGGAGCGCAACGATGCGTTCCTTGATGGCCAGATGAAAACAGTCGCTAGTAGCATTTTAGAGATGAAGTCGGCGCGAGATGCTTACAACAAGACCCGTTCCGACTTGCCTAAAAAGTTTAATAGCAACCTTACTTCTGAGGAAGTTATTGTCCAAGAGCTTGATAGCAATGGCGAGTTAGTCGATCTGGATAAGATTAGATACACCTTAACACAGAGCGCGAAGCCGACCATTGAAGAAAGTGCTCTTTTGAACGCGCACTTCAAAAGCCTTGAGGCTCTAAGGGAGACTAAGCGTCGTTACTCAAGCACGGCTAAGTACAACGTCGTTATGAAAAACAATAATGTTCTCCCTATCGGCCAGCTTATTATGGAAGCTGAGAACGAAATACTGACGTTAAAAAGCAAGAAGCAAACCAGCATAAAAATTATCGCGCCTAAAGATCGTTCGTCGAAAGACATCAGCGTGGGTTTTGACGCAGGCTTGGCAGACTTCATAGGTCGATCACAAAACCGAAAGGGTGACGGCACATACGAGGTGAAAAACAAAGTTCAGGCTATCCTTAAAGGCTCTAACATCAATGGGTACGAGGGAAAGTTGTTCCGCAGAGGGCAGAAACTTGCTGACAATGGCCGATACGAGCAACGAACTGCGACCGCAAATGCAATCGACGAAATGCAAGCCTCTCGCATAGCGGCAGGCACGCAGCAGAGAGTGAGAGATGAAATAGAGGCCGAGCGTAATAAGCCACGGGTCACAGAATTAGACTTTCATATTAAAAAGATCGACGCTCTCAATTCTAAAATCTATCAGGTCACTAAGAACAGAGGGTCTAACAAGCCAATCAAGTATGATGGCAAAATAGTAACGATTGAAGAACTAACCGACTTGCGTAACTCAGCTATGAGCAAGGCTAGAGCAGAAGTTGTAAACTCATTTGACATGGGTCCGAGTGGAAGCGTCCTGACTGGCCTAAAAGCCGAGAGAGCACGACTAACGAGCAACACGCAAAAGGGCATGCTTGGCAACCAAGCCGAGGAGTACAACAAAAACCGTGCTCGCAACATCATGCTCAGTACATGGAACCAGATCAGGCGTGAACTGAACGATCCAAAAACGTCCGATGATCGGGTGCGACTACTGCAAACAATGACCCGCGACTTGAAACGTATGGGCAATGTTCAAAAGCAGAACGGCAAGCCTTACGATGAGAAGCTGGCAGAGAGAATTGCCACGTTCGCAACGAAGAAGGAAGCCGCTGGTCGCAGGGCCGAGGCCGCTTACAAACGTGATGTCGAGGCTGGCATGTACGACTATGAGAACAGCAGTTACGGTGAAGGCGCAGACCGCTTTGAACCCGAAGACTTGGGCGTAGCAGATGCTTACGCCGAACAATTAGCCCGACGCGATATGGGCGAATATAAGGTTGATGAAAGCGCGACTGAGAATATGTTGTTTGGCGACAACTTACCGCCCCAGTTAAAAGACGAGGTTTTACAAGCCGCCAACCAGAAAAAAGTAGCCGAGGTAGCACGCCTAGACGGCCTAGCAGAGTACACTTTACTCTCAGCAAGGGCGCACCGAGGGGAGATTTCAGGAGATGAGCTGGTCGCTGCAATAGGCCGACTTAACCAAGAGATCAAACGCCGAGCAGAGGCAGCGCCAGAAGAAGTAACAGTCGCGGGGCGCAAGCACGCAATAGAAGTAGCGTCTACGACTAAGGGTGTGGAAGTAGATATAAACAACGACATCTCTTACTCTCGACCAGAAGGCAGCAAGATCGTCACAATAAAAATTGACGACGTAAAGCTGGGAGAAGCTATAGAAAAACCCGATGGCGGCTTTTCTATCATGCACCCCGATGGCCAGCGAATAAATTTTAAAAAATTTGGGCCGCTCAAGAAGTCTCTTGTTCAAATATTTAACAGGCAGATTGATGGCATCCAAGAAAAGTCTGGCAACACGCGCTTTTCAGTTAAGGAAAATGCGAAGGGCATCCCGCACGTACAGAAAGACCCCTCTCAGACTGCGACTTACAAGACTGATCCACCTATCCCAGTCGCAAAAAACGTAGCCGCACCAGACGTAAACATAAAGCCAGAAGCCGACGCTAATGATCCGACCACTTGGAGCGGCTTAGACTTTGAAGATATGCCCGCTGGCCGTAAGCTGGCGATACAGTTCTTAGGCGATGGCCCGTTAGTGAAGCGGCAAGTCGTGCGTATGGATAACGAGAAATCCCCTCAATCAATTAGGGAAATGCTTGGGACAAGTGGCGACGTGCCATACGTCATTGGCCATGTGCAGTCTGGTGGCCCGAAGGCAGCAAGCCAAGAAACTTTCTTCCCGATGGACCCAGAGAGCATCTTTATCGACCAGCGTGGCGTTGAGGTTGTTGGGCTAGACGTGCCAGAAGGCAAGCGTGGGTTGTCTGGAAATTCACAGAGCCGACGTAAGCGTGAAAACAGGGCGTCTGACTTAAGCAAGGTCCAAGGTAACAAGCTCAAGATAGCAGAGGACGATCAAGCGTTCTTTGCAGAAATGGGCGCAGAGCTAAACACGGTAAACGATTTAGTCCTCCACATCGAAAAGCTAGAGACTGCCGATTGGCAGGGCGAAATACGATCCTTAAAGGGGTTAAAGAAGTACGCGACCGCACGTTCAGCAGCGGCACGCATACTCAAGGCAAACGTACCAAACGGCATTAAGAAGCCTACGACTACCACAGCCAAGGCGAACGAAACTCTACGGACTATGTTCGATGGCTACCCACAGGCAGAAGTCCAAACAGCGGTAGACTTTATTGAAAGAGTGGCGCTTTTGAACGGTGGGGTTGCGCCGAAAATGCGAGCAGGCGATAGCCCGCTATTCGACGTAAACACAAATGAGATCCAAATCGACGTAGCGAGCGGTTCAAAGACTGGTGAAGTAAGAAGCACCCCTATGTCTATGGAGCTAGTGCATGAGATGGGCCACTGGGTCTATGACAACCTTCTCGACGAAGGTGATCGTCAAAAGTTCTGGTCGTCTATGGAAAAATACTACGATGATAACGGCACCCTTAACTTCAAAGACTTAGAGCGTGGCTTGGTAGACCCGAAGTTTATCAGCAATTCCGCGTCTAACCCGCAAGAGTTTTTCGCCAACCAGTTTCTAGGGTTTGCGATGCAGACTGACGCGGTTCGCGTGCCGGGTTCCGCTTTGCACCAAGTCTTTGCGAAAGTAAGCAAGATTGGCGCTGATCTTTTGAACTGGTTGCTAGGTCGTGAGACATTTCAGATCGACAGCGACTTGTATCAAATCTTCCAGAAGCACATGCCGCAAGATGTAATCGACCCTGAGACTAATCTGCCCACAGCGCAGCCCTCTATGTTCGGACACCTAGAAGCACTTGGCCGTGAACACGGTAATGATGGCTCAATCACCGTTGGTTCGGGCATGATGAAGCCAGCAGAATTTGCGGGCAAACAAATGCGCGTCTTAGACACACGTATCCGCGAGCTTCACGCAGCAAAACGCGCCTACCCCACAGGTCTTGGTGACAGCATGTCTCTGGCAATCGACTTAGAGCGCATAGCCAAGGAGACTTACGGTGAATATGGCGGGGCAAAGGGCCAGCCGTTCCATAAGAAAATCCCAGGAGCACCTGAGAGCGGTAAAGCTCGGATAATGGCGCTCGACGAAACCGTTTCACGCGAGCCAATCATTCAAGCCCAGTACGCAATCCATACATTCCTCAGAAAACTACGTGCAGAGGAAGCTGACCACAAATTCTCTACCATGCTAGGCGGCATGTCTACCAAAGACAAAGCAGCACAAGAAGCGATTATCTCTGAGATGACGGGTATGGGGGAACGAAACCAGCAGGCGATGTACGAGCGGCTGCTGACAGATAGCAAGTCGGCCTACGAAGGTCTTGATGAAGCTATCGTCGATCACTTGCACCGCCTGTCTACTGACTTGCAGATCGCGCTACAGGGAGCGGTCAAGGAATACACGGGGATGTTCCAGAGAACTATGCCGTTCACGGAACGCAAGCGCATAGCGATAGACGAATACACAGGTGCGGCATACGTCGAGACAGATAGCCCGAAGACAGGTCGGTACAAAAAAGCGGCTCGCAAACTAGCGCGGCAAGAGCTTGCACTGTCTCAGTCTGTAAACGAAGTCGTGAGCAAGATGTCTAGCTCTGGGATTGATTGGCGCACGGTGTCTGAGAAGGATATTATCTCAGCAGCACAAGGCAGAAAAAAAGAACTAATCACAATTTCCGAACAAAGACATGAACTTGCTAGGGCGGTTTCCGCAGAGGGGGCAGAAGACTTAGGCGCGAAAGCCACAGCCTTTAACCAACTCAAGGCCAGCGAGACACACAAGTCTTTTGACTTGCCTGCTATCTTAAACCGTCTGGAAAACGGCAGCGATACACAGCGAAGACTTCTTGAAATCTTTAGAAGTGATCGCCAAGACCATAAAAACCATATGTTGAAGATTATTTCTGAGACAGACCTTGAGGACACCCACGACTTAATCATAGCTGGCCGTCATTATGGTGCGGAACTTCCAGATGCACCAAGCGCCGTTTCAACTGAGCCTATGTCTGGTGCGGTAAGCCAGTTCACAAGCTCTATCAGCGTGAGGGGTAAGGACAAAAGCCAGCAAGCGATGGCGCAAGACTTGTTCACAAAGATGACAAGAATGATAAAGGGCTTTGAAGACCCCAGCGTCAAGATTGATGACGATATCTTTATGACCGCATACGACGTGGCGATGATAAGGAACGATCCAAACGCGCTGGACGCTGACGACATAGACATGGCCTCACCAGTTGGCGAAGCATGGGATGATGCGCGAGATGCGATGCGTGACATGGCTGACAACGTGATAGCGATCAACAAGCTACGCGAAAAGTTCCCGTCCGAGCTAAGTGGCACTATGGAGCAATCCGCTAAGTACGATGCTGAGATTATGAAGTACCGTAAGCCTTTGTTCGACTATCTGTATGACTTCACTTACGCACTACAGACAGGAACAGACCAGCGGGCGATCAAAGGATTGGACGCAGCAGGCGTAGAGCAAATGAAGGCAAAGTTTGCACGCATGACTACAATAGATTTCACCACGACTGATGCGTTTACAGTTAAAGGTGGGTCTACCGAGGCTAACGCTTCACTCAGAAAGATGATCGACGAAGCCGTGCAGATATTGGACGGCATCCTGTTCCAGCCACAATCATCAGCAGACCGATTGATGGAAACCCGACGCATGGGTACTGCCGACTTGCACAGGGCAGAGCGTGACAAGCACGCTATCTTGGGAATGGTTAGAGGTGCTGACGGCCAAGCCTTGGTACACCCATCGGTCGCGAGTAAGTATGCAGATGCCTACCTAGACACTATCGGTGACAGACTTGACGGCTCTGCAAGAGACTTGACTGGCGCTGGCCCAAAGGCTGACTTAAAAAATCGCCTGAAATTCAACGTGTCGTCTGACCAAAATGTTCGGGGTGTTACATCCACACCGAATGGTCAGTACGGAGATGGCGTTTATCTCAAGAGCATTAAGCACGTAGATAAAGGTTTCGACGTAGTAGAAGTTAAGCGGGCAGCGGATGAGGCCGCAAGTTCTTCCAGACTTAACTCCAACCAGAAGAAAGAGTTAGATTTCTCGGTCAACTCAACGATTTGGTTGCGTGAAGCTATCAGAGATTTAAACAATAAACTCGATACATCCTTTGATGAGAAGCAGCTTTTAGAGAGGCTGTTAAAAATGGATCGAACTCACTGGGGTGTAATCGACGACATAACAAATGGCCGTATGAAGGACCAGAAAGTAGCGCCCGTATTTGCAAGGGTACGCGCACCGCTCGACCTCACAAGCAACACTCAGTATTCTTTGAATGGCGAGACAGACGGGACGATGCGCCATTTCATAATGAAGCTGGCCGAGGGTAGAGTGCTAGATGCAGAGGGCGTGCAGGCGGCAGTGGACGCATTTACCGCACCGATGTCAGGCCGCGAAATGTATCAAGTGTTTACGAACAACTCGAATGGCTTGCTTCACAAGTATGGCAAGTCGAACAATGGTCCCGCCTCAAGACTAGCGTTCAACCGCATGCTGAAAGACATGGGCTACGACGGCCTGCACACCGACGAAGGCGACGTAGTCTTTAACCCGGAGATGGTTAAAGAGGCCAATAGCTTTAAACCCGAAGACAACTTACTCCATGATGGAGAGGGTTTTGGCGGGGACATGAAGCTGACGGGCCAAGTCGTCGAGGAGATGATGGTTCAGAACGGTCGTCTTGGAAACCCAACCTTTGTTGGTGTCGCACGCGAAGCGCGACGCATGGGTATGCCGCAGGCGATACTCGACGTAACTGAAAAGGTATTCAAGAAGCGCAGTATCCAGCCCGAAGACGTAGAGAAAATATCCAAATGGTCTACGGTCAAAAACTTCTTCCGCGAAAACTCAAGTCTATTCAGGCAGCTTGGAGCCAATTGGTTTGGTGATCAGATACAGCCCATGAGCGGTGTTGGTACTTTTGAAAAGCACGACGCACTGCTGGCCCGCAGAATGTCTCCGATCATTAGAAAGCTAAATGCTCTCCCCGATGGCGGTGGAGCATTTAAGCGGTGGAACCGCCGTAACCGTGGCCTTGCTATGGGTGCGCTGGACGCTGGACAACCCGCCAGCCACGAACGCATCATCAATGCGTTGCGCCGTGGCCGTGGTGCGGTTCAAGCTCTGGGTCTTGCGGAGCGAGAGATCGCTATGGACATAGCCAATGGCTTTAACGATGAGCTTAACCAGATGAAGGCTCTCGGAATAAAAGTGGGCGATGCACGTAAACTCGGTTCAGACTTTTATGTCCCACAAGTTTACGACAGGGAAAATATCTTATCAAACCCTAGCCGCTTTAGAGAAGGCTTAGTCGAAATACTGAAGCGCGAGCAGAACAGACCTGACTTCGATAGCCAGAGAATGACTGAGGATGAGCTTGGCAAGATCGCTGACCTCATGGCTCATAGGCTCACCAAAGGCTTTGACCCTTCGACCGACGAAGCAATACAGCAAGCACTAGGATCACCGTTTGCGGCTCGCGTCATCAACATTAAGCCAGGTGACTACGACTTTATGGATGAGTTTCTTGTGCAAGACTTGCAAGGTATCTTGGCTAAATACTACGACCGCACAATCCGCAAGCGCGTGCTGACGGAGCAGTTTGGTGTGAACGGTCATGGCTTTAACGCTTATGTAGAGACAGCCCAAGATGGCCTCGACGCTGGGGTCCAGATACTCAACAGTAGATATAGCCCGACTAACGCTGTTACGACTGAAAGCGGCATGGCGATGGTTGACGATCTGCAAATACCATCCTTACGTCTAACCCCCGATCAGTCAAAAACTTTAGTCGTGAAGCTAAAGCGCCTACTCGACGACCCAGAGACTAACGTCAACAACAAGCAGACCGCGATCAATATGATAATCGAAATGGGTGGGCCAGATGCTTACAACAATGTGCAGTTTAAAAAGCGCGTTGAGGCAGTGGTGAACGCCGCCGTAGACTTTGCTGGCCGTAAGCCTTCCAGTACGACAGTAGCCAAGATGCGTCAGATGATGGACGTGTTGAACAAGAAGCCGATTGATGGTGGGTCAGGTCAGGAAGCACGCTACAAGGTTAGCCGTGCGCTCAAGTCTTTCACCAGCGTATCTCTTTTGGGCTTCACGACATTTACTTCTCTACCCGATATTGCTCTGCCCCTAGTTCGCAGCGGCAACATGAGAGCCTTCGCAAAAACATGGGCGAAGTATAGCACTGACCCGTCCTACCGAGCAGCAGCCAAGAACATCGGCGTAGGCATAGACAATCTTATGCACGAACGAATGGTTCAGATGGCAGGCGACGGCAACCAAAAGTTCGCCAACGCCTTCTTTAACGCGACGTTGCTTACGCCTTGGACAAACACCATGCGTGAAGTCGCGTCCTTAGTCGGGTTCGAGAGCTTCAAGAGCGAGATTGACCGGGCTGTTCGACTAGCCAGCAAAGGCAAGAGGGGCAGCAAGTCGTATGCGACGGCTGTTAGGTATCTGGAACGCTATGGCTTGACGGGAGACAACGCCCCTCACGACTTCTTAGCGGATGGCAGCTTTAGAATAGACATGCTCCCCAAGGACGAGGGCATTGAGATGCAAGTTCAAATGGCGATGCTTAGGTTTACCAACGAAGCGATCTTTACGCCTAATCCGAACGACGTGCCGATGTGGGCGCAGACCCCTTGGGGCAGCATGATGTTCCAACTCAAGTCTTTCCCACTAATGATGATGAAGCTACAGGGCTACATTGTTGATGAGTTTAAATTGGGCAACGTCGCACCCGCGTTCTACATGCTTACAGCAGGCGTCGGGGCTGGTTCCCTATCGGTTGGCGTAAAAGACTATGTGTCTTTGCGGGGCGGGGATGACGAGCGTTCAGCGGAGTTTAGGAAGCGCAAGCTCACAGAAAGCAGAGCGGGCATAGCCGAGATACTTGGCGTAAAAGAAGGCGACGACCTAGACGCCGCGCTGGGGTGGTACTTGGATGGACTGCTCGCGGTTGGCGGCATGGGCCTAATCGGTGAAATGCTCTACAACACAAGCGCACAACTCGACAATGGCAAGTATGGTTTTGTACGCACAATGTCGGCAGCGTTTGGGCCACAAGTAGGCACCGCAGAACTAGCGTTCAATGCGGCAGCAGGCGCAGGGCAAGTGATCAGCAACAAGATAAACGACGAGGATAAAAACGATAAGATCAGAAACACGTTGCGCGATATGTTCGGACGATTACCTGTGGTGGGTCGTATCGCTGGTGGCCCAACAGGCAGGGAAACCTTCGTCGATGCAGTCGGTGGAGAGGCCAAGAAGGCAGGCCGACCAGCCAAAGGAAAACTTGGCGACAGTAAGTTTGGCGGCGTGGAGTTCGGAGGAGCGTTCGACAAATGATGTTCATCACGCTCTTATTCGTCGGGCTGGCCAACCCCACCTACACTACCTGTGGGTTGGCCAAGCGCACGACGATACAGGGCGAGATGGTCTGCATATACCGTGGGCCAAACGGCACCACGGGTTATCACTATCCATCATTTAGCTTCAAGGAATGTCCGAGCACATTTCGGTGTCGTTACACCCCCAACGCCAAGCGCCGACCCACAGTCAAAGAGATCATGGATGGACTGAAAGAGGGATTTGAAAATTGACAACAGCCTTTGAGAAAATTCTAGAATACAAGTTGCTACCCCGACTGTGCATGTTCGTAATGATGATCATGTATATTCGCGTAGTCGAATGGTTCATGTCGCTACCGCAAGACGTAGTGTCTACACAAGCCACCGCGCTAACTGCGACCGTGACAGGCGCACTTACGGGAGCGTTCGCAATATGGGTGGGAAATGAAAAATGATACTTAGTTCACTCATAGGACCAATCGCCAATCTCGCAGGCACATGGCTGCAAGCCAAGGTCGATACGAAAGCAGCGGAGACTAAGATGAAAGTCTCAGCAGCCGAGGCCAAGTCGCAGATACTCATGTCGCAGTGTCAGAGCGAAGCGAACTGGGAAGCGATCATGGCCCAAGGATCAACGTCGTCGTGGAAAGACGAATATATAACAATTTTGATGAGCCTGCCCATAATAATTTGCTTCACTGGTGAGGCTGGGAGGGACATGGTCTTTGATGGTTTCGCTGCTCTCGACGAAGCGCCCGACTGGTTCATATACACATGGGGTTGTGTCGTCGCAGCGAGCTTTGGAATACGTGGTGCCACTCAATATTTTGGTAACAAGAAGTGAGCTACGACCAGTCTGACGATGCGGAATTTACGTCGGTATGGAATAACCAACACAAGGAAAAAACCATTGAGAAATATTAACGAAATTATAATTCATTGCACCGCGACCAGACCATCATGGTATGAAGATCGTCCTATAAAGGATGCGGTCAAAGAATTGACAAGGTGGCACGTCGAGGACAATGGCTGGTCAGACTGCGGGTATCATCTCGCCCTTAGTCGTAGTGGCGAAGTGGGCGAGGCCAGACCTATGCGACGTACAGGAGCGCATTGCCGTGGCAAGAATAAGTCGAGCATAGGCATCACACTTTTGGGAGGACGGGGCGGTCAGACTGACGACGACTTCTTGGAAAACTTCACCGAAGAACAGGACAAAGCGTTGCGAGATTTGATCGCAGACTTGAAGGCTGAGTACCCGACTATAACCAAAGTATCGGGCCACTCAAGTTACGCCAACAAGGCATGCCCGTGTTTCGACGTGGAAGATTGGATGATGGGTAAGTAAAAAGTGGAACCTATATCCGCAGCAATGGCGGCATTTGCCGCCATCAAAACTGGCGTTAAGCTAGGTAAGGATGCCCATTCCATGATGGGCGACATAGGAAAAATGTGGGGTGCGATTGATGATATCAAGCAGGGCCACACCAAAGGTAAGAAAAATCCTTTCTCGTCCGTAGAGGAAGAGGCGCTGTCAACTTTTGCGGCTAAGAAAAAAGCCGAAGACTTGGAAGAAGAATTAAAAAAATATGTGATTATGACCAGAGGTATTTTTGCGTGGAGAGAGCTACTTCAACTGAGAGGCCAGATACGCAAAGCTAGAACCGAGGCTGCTAAAAAAAGGAAGGCCGAGATACAGGCTAACATTGAGATCGGCGCAGTGGCTCTGTTGTTCATAGTGCTAGTTGCTGGCATGATAGCTGGCGTCTGGCTGTGGTTAGGTTGACCTCGCCGCAGTGCGAAACCTAACAAGCGAGGTCGTGAGGATCAGCGATTAAAAACATATTCTGTGACCCAGCAACGCCTTTGGCCAACCCTCTGTAAAACCGTATCATTTTATGTGACCACGCGCAAGAAAGTCTAGCGTTCTAAACAGTCTCTCGTCCAAAGTATTGTTGACCTCAACGTCTACGTCGCACGTCAATCCCTCACTACTGTGGACTTCGCCTGTTCCTGTCGAGGGTTGGCCCTTCACGGACAGACGGATTATCATCCCGCCCATTCTCCGCACCCGCTCCGCTTCGTTTTGAAAGCGACAGTCGTCGGTCACGACTGGATGCGTCGGCAACAATCGCTTGGCGGCGTGTTCCCACACGGTTCCCCATAGGTTCTTGCTTATTAAGTCTCGACCCCATTCCGTTCCCAATGTCTGCATTGCCCATCTCGGCGTCCTTCCATCCAAAATATCACAGGGCTGCTCTTTGAGCGCACCCTCAAGGTGTTCGTCGGTCAAGCCCATCTCTTTGAGCATGCGCTTAAGCGGTCCAGCAAACTTGATGTTAGTATAACCGTAATTCTTACATAAGTATTCCGCACACATCGACTTGCCGCTGCCGATTGGCCCGACGAAAGCTAAGAGACTAGGCTTCATCGTCGATCACTTCTTTTGAAAGGTCAGCGATCTCTCGTCGAATGTATTTCAGTTTGTCATACGCCTTCCGACGATCAGACAATTCTGTATCCTCATCGGTCGGGCGGTCGTTGCCATAATTTATCATCCACTCTAAGTCAGTGATCCGCGTCTGGATGCTTTCAGCCATGTGGCGTAACTCGACGATCTGTTTTTTCTTAGCATTTAATTTCATGTCGCCCTCGGCTCATAGAGTTTCCAGTCGGTGCAAGTGGTGCCATCACACACCTCGCATTGTAAATTTCCCATGCGATCAGCGTGGCTATTGCCACAAGTTCTGACCGACTTCTCGTCTGGCACAAGGCCGTTCCAACACGCATCTCGCTTGAAGCAACCCTTGCAGCGCCAGTCACTTTCGTCCGTTGCTATGCGTGTGGCCCTGTTGGTAAGTACATCTTCGACCTTAGTCGTCAGGTAGGCCCAGCGAAAATCATCGAAGTCGATATACTGATGGTGATAGGCACTATTGTTTTTATTGTACGCAATCAGCACAAATTTACGGAGGCCAGACAGCCCCATCATAAACTGCATCTGGTCATAGTAAGAAGGGTGCGATCCCTTCACGCCCTTCTTAACAAACTCCTGATGCTTGGCCATGTTCATGGACTTGATCTCGACGCCGAATGTTTCGCCGTCTATCTCCATCAATCCGTCAGCGTTGCCCATCACCAAGCCACCGTACCCCGTCCATCTCCACTGTCGTCCAGTGAGCGGGTCAGTCTCCATGACGTGCATGCCAGCTTTACGCATGTCTTTAACCACGTCGTATTCAATCTTGTGACCATCACGAAAGATGCGCTTGAGTTGTGGCTCTGGCGCAGTCTCAGGGTATCCGCGATATGAGTACGCGATTGACGCCAGACACTGCTGGCCTATTCCACTGGCCCCGATGTACTGCCTCGGCTTGCCGCGCTTCTCGGCGCGATACGCCTCGGTTATTAGCGCGGTTATATCCATAGTCGTTCCTTAAAAAAAGGGGGCGAGCTACCAAAGTTCGGGCGCTGCGGCGATATACGTCGGGCATACCCACAGGCTCTCACCCCCTAGTTAGTTCCGTCCAAGGGAGATCAGAACGGAATTTCGTCATCAGGGATAGGCGGTGCAGATGCGGCCTTCGACGAAGATGATGTCTCAGTCTGGAAACCTTTGGGATCAAAGAAACCTTTTACCTGTGAGCCTGTGCGAGACTGCCCATCCTTTTCATAACTTTCTTGAACGACCAGCACGCCGACCTTCAATCCGTTTATGCTGGCGATGCCAGACTTACCTACATTGTCTGGGTCTTTGTGACCGCCATGCGTGAGCAACGCTTTCAGTTGCTCTCTACCAATGCGCGTGGCCATGTCCGACTTAGGAACGTCCACGTTTATGAACCCACGAATACTGGCCCCACTGACTACGTCCTCAAACTCTACCTCGACCATAGTGCCGCCCGACTTACTGTTTTTTAGCTTGGCATGCTTGGCGACACAGACGTACCGACCGGGCTGTAAAATATTTGAAGCCGATGAAAGCTCTATGCCTCCAAGATTTAGATCGTTAAACGAAAAGCTCATTCTGATGTCTCCTTAGTTTTTGCATATTTTTTAAAGTCGGCGTCGGAAAGTTCCATGCGCTTGAACAAATCGACGACTGAACCCACGCGCTCTATCGGAGCAAGCCTACGCTTTTCGTCGCGCACCTTACCCTTCCAGCCACGCACATCGTCGGTGATGATGTAACGGACTACCTTTTGGTCTTCTTTCTCGCCACTGGTCGCTCGGACCCCAGCGAAAACGCAGTCAAAAATTCCAGGCAATTTTTCAATAGTTGCCTTGCCATCGACCATCGGCCAGTGCTCGACGTTGCCGTTCTCGTCTTGGCTCGACTTGGCTAACGCCGTGCAGAGAAAGTGCATTGGCATATCCCTAATGGCCTTGCACGCCCCGACTAACTGCGAACCGTGGATAGCCCACGCTTCAAAGCCATTGGCTTTTTTGCCGAGCTTATCCGCTTCTTCCTTCACCGACTTCTCAGCAGCACGAATGGAATGGCTGGATAATTCGGTGAGGCTGTCAAGGCCCACCCACTTGTAGTCCTTCTCCGCAAAGTCGGGGGTCTTCATCCAGCGGAAAATATCCACGAATGAATATTCATTTGCTTCTGGATTGGTACGACCAGCCCAGCTATTGAACGGCAAGTAGTCGATGCCAGCGGAGCGAATGGAACTAAGGCCGCTTTCCCCGCTAATGATGAAGCCTTTGCCGTAATGGCTTTGCATGTGGGCCATATTCGTAGTCTTGCCCCACCCCGCATCTCCGAAGAGTACAGTCTTTAAATAAGATGTACTGTGGTCGATGGTATTTTTTGGCTTAAACATCTGCGCTCACCTTAATAACCTTCACACGCGCTGGTCCCGGCGTTCTTGTCAACGCTGGCATCAGAGCCTTTTTCTGTTCGTCGTCTAGGAATGTGAACAACTTTTTATTCACTGTGAGCCGCTTCTTTATATGATCGGGCAGATCATCCTGAGACATAAACAAGTCTTCGAGGAGATCGTTATCCCATGTCCAACGCTCTAGTCGCGTGCATGTTACGGTCATGCCAGCAACGTCGATTGCTTGCTCACCAGACATGATGGGAAACTCTGCGGCGATGGTTTCAAGCAAGCCTTCGTGCGTTTCTTTCAGGCTCTCTAAAGTTTCAGTCACTCGCTGATACTCATCCACTGCTGCGATTAGCGCGGGCGATGAGTTGTTAATTGGTACGGGCGTGGTGTCCCAGTCAGACATTCGATGTCTCCTTTTGAGTTTACGTTTTGATTTAACACCTTATCCATACCCCCCATCACCAATATAGACAACTAGGTGTTCACCAAGTTTGTGTCACAAACGTGACAGATGCGTTGCCGCTGTGTAATTAGACAGCTAGTGGGTATATATAAAGGAGGAGTACAATGAAGATAAAATTCAATGCCGCAAAGTTAGTCGAAGATTGCGGTGGCGTAAGCGAGGTTGCGAATGTGTTGGGTAATACCCGCACCGCACCTTATCGCGCAATCCGCACAGGATATTTCGGCACCCCCACTCTAGCTAAATTGCTAGAGAAAAATCCAAATCTCAACATCAACAGTTATTTCGAGGAAGAACAAAATGCAGGGTACGAAACTGAGTAAGCACGACTTAGACGAATGGAAAGGACGGGAGTACACGGCTGCGCTTGAGGCGCATGATCGGGGCTGGAATATTATGCCGTTGTCACTGAACTCCAAGACGCCATTGCTCGGCTGGCTCGACTGGCAGACGAACGCGGTCACTAGCGATATGATTGACCAGTGGTTCACCGAGGGCGTCACGACGAAATCAGGTCAGGTCATAGAGTATTTCAACATTGGCCTAATCACTGGCGAGCTAAGTGGTGTGGTCGCTGTTGATTGTGACAATGAAGACGCGATCAAATACGCACACAAGAATGGGTTATCCTCACCGTTTAAAGTTCTAACTCAGAAGGGCGCACACTATTATTTCAAGCACCCACGCGAGGGCGCAAGGTTCGCTAACAAGGTCGGCAGCAATGCGCGTGACTGGCCGAAGGTGGATGGCTTGGACTTCCGAGGTGACGGCGGGTTCGTTGTCATGCCGCCCAGCATCAAGGTCAAGGACGACGTGGTCGAGCATGAGTATCGGTTTGAAACGACTGCTGACTTTGACGACATGGACTTACACGTTTGGAAGGGTGCGCCTTCCGAGAAAACCGACGACGAGTTTTCCTTTGATGCGCTCGACTTAAGTGGTGTGTCTATACATAATCCAGACGAAGGCTCAAATATCTGGGACAACACGCATGCGCGTGTCGCGCACCTTGGCCGCAAGCTGCAAGATGGCGACGGTACTGACGCCCTGATGGTCAAGTACGTCGGTCAAAAGTGCCGCCAAGGTGTCATGGGTGATGACCTTTTGAAAATGGCCGACGACTTCTACGGCGAATACTTTAATAGCAGTGGTTACACTGAGGTTGATACCGCGAGGTGGATCGAAAGCAAGTGTCGCAGCGCAATCGAAATGGATCGGCGCAATTACCCAAGCGATTACGACGACCAAGGATACCGCAAGTCGGCTGAGAAAAAACAAGTGAGACTGGGCAGGCTCAAGCCCATATTAAATGCAGACATTGATCGACTGATCGACAGCATCGGTGAAACAGAATACTGGTGCGACCCGTTGATCCCAGCCGCCACGATCACACAAGTCGTGGGCTACAATGGACACGGCAAGTCTTTCTTTCTGCAAGCATTGCTTACGTCGATGGCTGCTGGCAAAAGTGTGTTCGGACCCTACGAAACCAAGCCTGCCAAAGTGCTGTACTTAGACTACGACAATCCAAGCCGCACCATCCTGTACCGTTTCAGGAACTTTGTTAAAATGTTTGGCGACACATCCGACAAGTTCAATATGTGGTCGCCGTCACTGATATCATCAGAGGATGGTGGCGAAATGTCCCTTGCAACTGAGCAGGGGTTTGGCCTGTTAGGTGAATGGCTTGAAGCGATCAAGCCCGACGTTGTCGTGATCGACACCGTGAGAAATGCGTTCGGTGGACTTGAAGAAGCGAGCGCATCGGAATGGTTCAAGGTTAATCACGTAGCCAAGTCGATCCGTAACAAGTACGGCGCGTCAGTCGTAATGGTTCACCATCGGAATAAGCCAGGTGAGAATGGTATGGGTAGAGAGGCTGGCTCGACTGCCCAGCTTACCGATATCGACACGCAAGTAATGGTGACGCAAGTGTTCCGCCAGAAGTCTGACGCCAAAGCGAAGGCTGGGTTGCTCGACGCTGACTTGGAAATGTACGACATGACTGGCGCGGCACACACACCATTCGGCTACCTCGAAAAGCGCATGCGCCCTGACAGCCGCCTTCGAATGGTCAGTCAGATAAGTTTCGGAAAGGTTAGGCAGACTACCGAGCTACACGAAACCCATTATATCGGTTGGGCAGAGAGCCTGCTCGACGGTACGCAGTATGTGGTTAGCACCGCAAGCGTCAAGCAAAAGGCTGCTCACTATTACGCCAATGGCATGACGGTACAGGACGTGAGCCGCAAGTTGAACTTGCCTGTGTATGAGGTGCAGTCATGGGTGTGATGAAGTGTATTAGTTCTAATAGTAGAACTGCTCCAATGCAGACCGATAATGACGATAGTCAATTATCGCTCTTTGAACATTTAGAACTAATACCCAAGAGCTTCGCTATTATACACACACCCCCTAGACCCCCGTCAATACCACTTTGTGTCACTATTGACCTATCCAAAGAGGATATCCCCCTTGGGGGGGGTATCTTTTGCAAAGTCGCGGCAGAGGAACCCAAGATGACAATTCGCAACCAACTTACGGAGGGGCAGCGCGACTTGTTGGAATGGATGCTGCACAACGATTACTCTTACCGCGCAATGGCCCGACGCTTCGACGTTAGCAGTGACACGCTCAAGCGCATACTCATACGTGAGGAACTGGCCGAGTTTGAAGGTGCGAAATACGCGATAGTTTCGCAAGAGGTTGACACCCTCGACAATTGGGAACGGCCTTGCATCAAGTGCAAGTCTGACGAACCCCGCCCCCGCTGGCAATACGTCTGCATCAACTGCAAATCTCCAGAAAGCACAGGATTACCCGATGAATGGCTACTAGATTAGGAGAATATATTTTGAGTAAGCAGAAAAGAAAAGGTGACGGATACGAACGCGAGCTTGCCAAGTGGTTAGACAAGCGACTGTTCGGAAGTTCAGGAAAAATTAGTCGAGCACCCCTGTCCGGCGGCGGTTCATACATGACAGGTGGTGGTCGCGCCGACTTAATTGGCGTTCCCGACTTATGGATTGAGGCCAAGCGCACGGAACGCTTTGTTCCTTATGCTGCTATGCAACAGGCCGAGACTGGTATCCATAAATCTGACACACCTGAAATGCCTGTCGTCGTGCAAAGGCGAAACGGAATGAAGACGGGGGATAGCTTAGTCGTTATGCGCTTGCACGACTTCGCCTTTATCTACGAGGGATACCTCAACCAGTACGGCTGGGAGACAGAGGATGCTGAGTTCGACGAACCAACCGAGGAAGAATTTTCCGCAGAAATCGTTACACTATTTGATGTAATGAGGGGTGAACCGAATGACGAAGGGTCGAGTTAGTAGTGCTTGCAAAGGCAAGAAAATAAACAAGCCTTGGAAGACACCGAGCGCGGCGAAGAAGTCTGCCGTCTGCGTGAAGGATGGTGGCGCGACTAAGGTCGTTCGCTTCGGGGACCAGAACATGACGATCAAGAAAGACATACCCGCTCGTCGCAAGTCTTTTCGAGCAAGACATAAGTGCGACGAGAACGGCGGTGGCCCGAAGACTGGTGCTCGTTACTGGTCGTGTAAGGCTTGGTGATAACAAGGGAAGGGAAAGACTTATGGCGTGCAA